GGGAAAATCAAGCAGAAAATCTATTGCAGCTTGGAGTGCCAGAAAGCCCACGCCCAGAGAGCCGCTCAAAGGAGATACCGTGACAGAAAAAATAAGGAATTGGAGGTACATGAATAATGGCAGAACAGGATTTCAAATTTGATGATGCGTTGCTCATGAAGACTGCACGCGAGATGCTTGCAAAAAAATTGACCGAAACAGTGAAAGAGGTCGCCAAGTCCGGGGAATGGGAGATAACCACCATCGAGCAGGAAGAATCTGACCCGGAAAAGATTCTCCAGAGGATGTTTGCAAAATACGCACATGGAAACGTTCCGGAGTGGTTCGCTTCTGCGGCATCTGCGACGTCCTATGTGCTGTCTGTGGACAAGGGAAAGGGGATTGAGTGTATTTCCGTCTTGCACACGGCAGCGGAACGGGCACCGGCTGAAATTCGGATGGCGGCGCAGACAAAGTTGCTTATGATATGCCAAGAAACCGGGATGCTCGGCGGGATTGGGAGCCTGCCTGTTCTCTAGTGGCAACATGGAGTACAAGGACGGCAGGAAGTATTGTGTCGGGTGCCGGTATTTCTTCGGGTACTACGAAGGCAGCCGATGCTGCAATTACATATTCGTCCGCGGGGGAAAGCGGCCTTGCCCGCCTGGGAAGGATTGTACAGAAAGGAGGGAGAAGACGAAGAATAGGAGACGGGATCTAATATTATAGCTTTATCCCTGTATAGTATATATTAAATATAATCTTATATCTTGTGTGTACTGTGTATATCTATACAGGGATTTAATAAGATATGCAAGGAGGAACGGAATGAACTGGAAGTATGAGGCCATTGAGAAGCTCAAGGAATACAGTGCAAAAAAGCAATCCCTGAAAAGCATTCCCGAAGAAATGGCACGGCTGGAATCCGCTATGCAGAGTATCCGAAGTGCCACGGCTGACGGTACGCCGGTAAGCGGCGGTGGCTCCGGCCGGGAAGACGTGATGCTATCGAATATCGTTCACCGTGAGGAACTGGCGCGTTCGCTGGAACAGGCGAGAAAATGGGTGTCACTTGTGGATTCCGGGCTTGAAGTCCTTACAGACGATGAGCGGAAGGTGCTGGATAGATTCTACATAAAGCCCGCGAGGGGGAATGTGGACAGGCTGTGCGAAGAATTTGGGATTGAAAAATCTCAGGTTTATGCGCGAAAGGATTCGGCGCTTCACCACTTTACAATTTGCCTATACGGATGCGCAGAAATTTAAAAAACCGGAAAAAAACCGGAAGATTTTTCAGTTTGAATGTGCTATACTGGTAAAAAAGAAAAAGCGCAAGAGGCTTGGGATTGCTCCTGAGCCTCTTTTTACATGGCGCGGTAGAAAACGAGTTGGGTTCACTCTCCCCAACAGAAGGCCGTTTGAATCGGCCTCGCGCCAATTATTTTGTATGAGCGGTGGTGCTATGGCTGCAAGGATTACAGATCGGAAGAAAAAAAGAATAATTGCCGACTGGATAGAAATGCAGTCGTACAGCGCCGTTGCAAAAAAGCATGGCGTAACTCACCAGACTGTAAAAAGGATTGTTAGCGCTTCACCGGATATCGCCCAAAAAGTGCAACAAAAAAAAGAAGAGAATACCGCCGACATGATGGCGTACATGGAATCACAAAAAGCAGCGATGCAAGAAGCAATCACTCTGCATCTGAAAGCGCTCACAGACCCCGAAAAGATTTCAGCCGCAACATTAAGCCAGATTGCAACATCTTTCGGGATTATTGTCGATAAGGCCACAAGAAACACGGCAAGCGGTAATGATAGCCTAAATAAGCTGGATGGGCTAATTAAGGAGTTTAGAGATGCTATTAAGCCCGAAACAGATTGAATTTGCAAGGTATGGGAATCACCGATGGAATTTCAAGGGTGGCGCGACCCGAAGCGGGAAAACATATCTTGATTTCAAGTGGATTATTCCCATGCGGATTCGAGAACGAGCCGGGAAAGATGGGCTTTCCGTTATTTTGGGCGTTACAAAATCCACAATAGAGAGAAACGTACTAGAGCCTATGCGGAATCTGTACGGCGATAAACTTGTTGGGGCGATTTCCAGCGATAATACGGCGTGGATTTTTGGCGAGAAGTGCTATTGCCTGGGCGCGGAAAAAGTGTCTCAGGTATCCAAGATTCGCGGTGCGTCTATCAAGTATTGCTACGGCGACGAGGTCGCGGACTGGTCGGAAGAGGTTTTCGCGCTCCTGAAAAGCCGCCTCGATAAAGAGTATTCTTGCTTTGACGGAACATACAACCCGCAGTATCCCAACCACTGGCTTAAAATATTTCTTGATAGTGATGCCGATATTTTTAGCCAAGAATACACCATAGATGATAATCCGTTCTTGCCCCCAGCTTTTGTTGAAAATCTGAAAAAAGAATATGCTGGAACGGTGTTCTATGATAGGTACATTCTTGGAAAATGGACGCTGGCAGAGGGGCTTGTATATGATTTTTCCGAAGCAAACATTACGGATGAAGTGCCGGAATTCGCGGACTATTACATAAGCATCGACTACGGCACCCTGAATCCATTTTCATGCGGATTGTGGGCTGTGAATGGTAATAAGGCGGTAAGAATCAACGAGTATTACTACGATGGCAGAGCCAACTATAAGCAGCTCACAGACGAGGAATATTGCGACGCTGTGGAGCGGCTGACAGATGGCTACGATATCAAGAGGGCGATAATCGACCCTTCGGCAGCATCTTTCATTACCGCCCTGAAACGCCGCAGATTCCGCGTCCAGCAGGCGGACAACGCCGTTCTTGATGGTATTCGGCGCACGGCGGTATATCTCAAGAATGGGAATATAAAAATTCATCGGTGCTGCACGGATGCCATTCGCGAGTTCGGGCTATACCGATGGGACGATAAGAAAACGGAGGACGCGGTAGTGAAAGATAACGATCACGCCATGGATGATATCAGGTACTTTTGCAACACCATCATGAAATACAAGGTGGAGAAGAAAAACGAGATTTCACCCGCGGCCGCGTTGCTGTTGTGATTTTTTGAGATTTCTGCTATTGGAGAAAACGCATGAAGATTTATCAAGATTTGGAAGAAGCCATTGCAAAGGGAACTACCGGGAAATTCATACGTGATGCCGTGCGGGAACACCAGGGCAGCAAGGCGTATAAAGATGCCGCTGATGGTATGGCGTACTACAATAAGCACAATATCACTATTGAGAAATTCCAGAAATTCCTTTTCACCTTATCCGGGAATAAAACTCCTGATATTTGGAGCAGCGACTACCGGCTTAAAACGCTCACATTTCGGCGGCTTGTGACGCAGGAGGTGGGCTATATTTGCGCTAATGGCGTAAGCATGGACGAAAAAGAAAAGCTTGGTGCAGATTTTGATATTAAGCTTCAAGCGGCGGCAAAATTGGCGCTGGCGCAGGGCGTTTCCTATGGCTATTGGAATCTCGATCATCTGGAAGTGTTCTCGTTCGCCGATACTCCCGGGAATCCGGGATTCGTTCCGCTGCTGGATGAAAAAACGTCTGAGCTGATGGCCGGTATCCGGTACTGGTTCCGTGAAACTGGCCAGAAAACAGTTTTCCGGGCTACGCTTTACGAGCTGGACGGCGTTAGCGAATGGAGCGCAGAGGGAAGCGACGATGCGCACCTGATTGCAAATAAACGCGCGTATATCCACAAGGAACTGCGCAACGCCTTGGGCGTTGTGGATGTGTGCGACGAGAATTATACCCGCCTGCCTATTGCTGTACTGTATGGAAACGATACCCACGAAAGCGAACTCGTTGGGTTGCGTGGCTCCATCGACTGCTATGATTTCATCAAATCCGGGTTCGCTAACCAAATCGACGATACCAGCGGAATTTACTGGATTCTGCACAATACCGGCGCTATGGATGATAAGGATTTGGCACAGTTCATTCAAAGAATGAAGAGCGTAAAGGCCAATGTGGTAGATAGCGCCGATGGAACAGCAGCAGAGGCTCACACCCTTGACGTTCCCGTAGAAGCCCGAAAAACCATGCTGGATATTTTACGCCGCGACCTGTACGAAGATGCCCAGATGCTTGATGTGACGGCTCTGGCGGGTGCTGAGAAAACGGCTACAGAGATTTCGGCGGCGTATCAGCCGCAGGACAACAAATGCGCCGATTTCGAGTATTTCCTGATAGATTTCATTCGGCAGATTTGCGCTGTTGCTGGCATCGGCAATCCACAGCCGGAATTTACGTGGAACAAGGTAATAAATCGCACCGAGGAAACAAACATGGTGCTTTCGGCGGCTGCGTTCCTTGATGAAGAAACGATTCTGAAACACCTCCCATTTCTTTTGCCGGAGGAAGTGCCGGAAATTCTGAAACGGAAAGCGGACGCTGACATAAATACGGTTTACGGCGGTGATGAGGATGGCCAGACCGAATGAAGCCGATAGAGGAACCGACAGGGCGCTTGCCGATCTGGAACGCCGCATTAACTCCGTATATTCTCAGGCGGCTAAAGAGCTGCAAGAGGAAATAGATGCTTTTTTCAAGCATTTTGCCGATCAGGATAAGAAGATGCAGGACTTGATAGGCCAGAAGCGCAACGGCAAGGAGTGGACTGAAAAGGACTACCAGCAATGGCGGCTGAACCAGATGGGACGCGGGGCACGGTTGGAAGCGCTTCGGGACAAGCTGGCAGAACGTGCGACGGAAGCAAAAGAGGTGGCGCTTGCCTATGTGAACGACGCTACGCCTGGAATCTACTCCCTGAATCGGAATTACACCGCATATACCATTGAGAGCGTTCACCCGGGTGCAGATTTTACGCTTTTTGACGAGCAGACCGTAAAGCGCTTAATTGTGGAGCAGCCGGACGTAATGCCATACTACCCCGAAAGGCTTGCGCTAAAGCGGGGCATTGATCTGGCTTTTGGCAAGCAGCAGATTACAGCAAGCGTTACAGGCTCCATTTTGCAAGGCAGAAGCATCAAGCAGATATCCGATGATTTGCAGTCCAGAATCGTCACAATGAGCCGTGTAAGCGCTATTCGAGCGGCAAGAACGGCAGTTACCGCCGCACAGAATGCCGGTAGAATGGACAGCTACGCCGCCGCTGACGAGATGTGGGGTATCAAATCCAAGAAAAAGTGGGTAGCAACAAAGGATTTGCGTACCCGCCACGATCATGGCATGGCAGACAATCAGATTGTGGACTACGATCAGCCGTTTGATGTCGGCGGCTATAAGATGATGTTCCCCGGTGATGGCTCGTTGGGAGCGCCGGGGCATGAGCTGTATAATTGCCGCTGCACGGTGGTGAATGCCACGGACGACGATCTGGAAGCGGAGCGCCACATGATGCGCGTGAAGAATCCCGAAACCGGGGAATATGAGCTTGTAAAGAAAAAATCGTACAAAGAATGGTACGACGAAAAGAAAGCGCAGTATCCTCCGGAAAAATGGGCGGGCATGGTGAAAGCTGGTAAAAACTATCAGGCAGACCAACGGGAATATGCAGAATACCGTGAAATTCTGGGTAAAAAAGCACCAAAGACGTTCTCTGCGTTCCAAAATATGAAGTACAACCAGCCGGACGTATGGAAGCAGTTGCAAGAGGAGCTAAAGAAGAATCTGGGGAAGAAAGTCGAAGAACCAGCAATAAATGTATTCGGGAAAGAAATCACTTTTGATGCAAAAATAGAAGAAAACGACCGATTCAATCAGAGCGTGACAATGATTAAACAGCTTTCGGCGCGATATAAGACAAAATTGCAGGAAGTTAAACTAGGCAGCCAGAAATCCGCCGGAAGCGTTCAAATTTCTGGCTCTATTATGAATTTGTCAAGCAAGGATCAAGCAACGGTAATCCACGAATTTGCACACACAATTTCGATGGAAAATCAAACAAAGTTTGGGCTATACGACGAAAAAGGCTTTTGGAAAGACGTCCGCAAAGAATGGCGGGCATATAAAAAGAAAGTTGGCGATGATACCTCAAAATGGATTTCGACATATGAACACAGCTCAAACAGTGCTGACGAATTTATGGCAGAAGCTTTTACCCTTGCGACACTAAATGAATATGGGCTTGACGTACCAAAAAAATATGGAGATGGGCTAGAGTACGCGAAAATTATTCTGGCGATTATTAAAAGGTATTTTGGAAGATGAAAATTGCGTTTGTGGATAACTCCGACGAAATCCTCCGCGCCCTTGGTGAAGCGTGTGAGCGCGGGCTGGAACGCTGCGGAGAAAAAGCTGTAGAATATGCCAAGGATTTATGCCCCGTTGATACTGGGAATTTGCGCAACAGCATTACACATACCGTGGAGGATGGGAAGAAAGCCATTGTTGGAACGCCTACCGAATACGCCATTTATCAGGAAATGGGAACGGGCAAATACGCCGAGGGAGGCGGAGGCCGTCCTACTCCGTGGAAATACCAGGACGCGCAGGGAATCTGGCATTGGACAGCTGGTAACCGGGCGCACCCGTTTATTAAGCCGTCAATCGCCGATCATCAGGGAACGTACAAGAATATTCTGAAAGACGAACTCAGCAAAGGAGATTGACAGGGCGTGGATACCAGAAAAATAAATGTGCTTGGAGCTGAATACACGCTTTCCGTTTGTGGCGAAGATGAAGATTCACGGCTGGCGGGATGCGATGGATTTTGCGACGAAACCAGCAAAGAACTGGTTGTGGATAGCTATAGTAAGCACATCGGCGACCAAACTTGTAAGAAAAACTTACAAGTTCAGATTAGAAAGAACAAGCGGCATGAGATCATTCACGCATTCCTATTCGAAAGTGGCCTTGCGGAAAACTCCGAATGGGCACAGAACGAGGAAATGGTAGATTTTTTCGCTATCCAGTTTCCAAAACTTATGGAAGCGTTCAAAAACGCTGACGCGATTTGAGGGGCAATAAATGAATAATGACGAAATCATAAAGGCCATAGAGGCTATCATAAAGCGTGGGAACGATGTGGAGATACGGCGCAAGGGCGACGGCTACATAGTCCTCGAAGTAAAGAAAACAATCAAATATTCTTCTCCTGCGTAATTGGGCGCAGGAATGGGCAATTGGAGCCGAACAGCACGTATATTTTGCGTGCTGTTCGGCTCCTTTTTTGTTTATTTCGGTAAAACCCGCGAAGTATAGCGGCTTTTATATCACAGTCGTCCCCGAAGAATTGGGGCGAAGAAAGGAAGACTGAAACAATGGCATTAACTCGCAAACTTTTGAAGGGGATGGGGCTTACCGACGAACAGGTGGACACCATCATCGAAGCACACACCGATACCGTGGACGGCCTGAAAGCCGATATCGGGAGGTACAAGGCCGACGCTGAGAAACTTCCTGGCATTCAAAAGGAATTGGATGATCTGAAAAAGGAAGACGCTGACGGCGGCTACAAGGCCAAGTACGAGAAGGAAAAGAAGGATTTTCAGGATTTCAAAGACGGAGTTGCCGCTAAGGAGAGCGCCGCCGCCAAGGAAAAGGCAGCACGGGCGTACTTCCAGAGCAAGGGCATTCCCGCCGAGAGCATGGGGCTGGTTATCCGTGGAGCCAAAGCTGAAATTGATGGCCTGAAACTGGACGGCGAAAGTATCAAAGATACCGCCGCACTGGATGGGCTGCTTTCCGGCGATTACAAGGGCTTGATCGGCAAGACTACCACCACCGGCACCCAAACACAGACCCCGCCTGACACCTCTGGTGGCGCAAAGAGCCGCGCCGAAATCTACAAAAAGGACGATAAAGGACGGTATCTTTTGTCCACCGCTGAGAGACAGGCCGCGCTTGCTGAAAGCATGGCAAGCGAAAACAAATAACTTTTTTGAAAGGAGCTGTACAAATGGCAGCAAAAGAAAACGTAACGATTTCCACACAGTTCACCACGTCCGCGCGAGAGGTGGACTTTGTAACCCGGTTCAACGATAACTGGGACGCACTGCGCACCATTCTGGGCATTATGCGGCCTATCCGCAAGGCCCCCGGCACGAAACTGGTATCCTACAAGGCAGAGGTAGACGGCGATTTGCAGGGCGGTGCCACCGTAGCGGAAGGCGACGAGATCCCCTTCACCAAGATGAAGGTTTCTCCCGTCACCTATGGCGATATCGAAGTGGCCAAGTACGCAAAGAGCGTTACCATCGAGAGCGTGGCCAAATACGGCGCAGAGGTCGCCGTAGAAAAGACGGACGACGCTTTCCTGGTTGCCCTGCAAAACAAGGTTTTGGGTGACTTCTACACTTTCCTGGCTACCGGCTCTCTGGCACTGACCCCCAAGACCTGGCAGTTGGCGCTCGCACAGGCAAAGGGCAAGGTGCTTGCGAAGTTCATGGGCATGGACAAGGACGTGACCGAGGTCGTTGGTTTTGCCAACATCATGGATTTCTACGACTACCTGGGCGATAAGGAGATTACCACCCAGACCATGTTTGGCCTTACCTATGTCCAGAACTTCCTGGGCTACAGCACCCTTTTCCTCCTGCCTGACAAGTACGTAGCCGCCGGTAAGGTGATTGCAACCCCCGTTGAGAACATCGATCTGTACTACGTTGACCCGAGCGACAGCGACTTTGCCAAGCTGGGGCTGAATTACACCGTGAAGGGCGAAACGAACCTGATCGGCGTACATGTCGAGGGCGACTACTCCCGGGCTACCGGCGATATGTACGCCATCATGGGCATGAAACTGTGGGCGGAGTACCTGGACGGCATCGCCGTTGCCACTGTTACCCCGGCGGGGGGTTAAAGGCGGCTCTGACAGCTGACAAAACCGCACCGGAAACCGTGGATTTTGACGGAATGACGAAAGCGCAGCTTTTGGAGTACGCCAAAGTCCACGGTATCTCCGGGGTCAGCGCCGCAATGAACAAAGCGGACATTCTGGCCGTTGTAAAGAGCCGGTAAAGGAGGGAATCACATGGGACATGCGGTAAGCCTGTATGAGCTGCTTGTGTACCTGCGTAATTTCTTCCCCGGCTTGCACTGGCAGTTTACCGGGGCGGAAATCACCGGGAACCGGATCGTTATTCCCGGCCTTGAAACAGGCGATTACTACCTGATCGAAGGAAGCCGGAGGAATAACGGGATTCACGTGTACGGTGATGCTGATTTGCGGAACGAAACTTATACCGGAATCGTTACTGAAATCTGCGTACCGCCGGAGGTGCTGGCGATGCTGGATGAAATCAATGCGTGGCAGGAGAAGAACGCTGAGGCCGTACAAAGCCCGTATCAAAGCGAATCTTTCGGGGGCTACTCGTACACAAAGGCAAGCGGTTCGCCCGGCTCCGGAGAAAGCACGAGCTGGAAAACGGTGTTTGCGCCGCGCTTGCGGATATGGAGGAAGATATGAGCTTGCTTGACTACTACCTGAATAACACGTGCGTACTGATGGAAAAGAAGCGCACCCCGGATGGGGAGGGCGGCTGGGCAACGGAATGGACACCGGGCGCGGAGTTCGACGCGGCTATTATTCTGGATACCTCCATGCAGTCCAGGATCGCGGAGAAGGAGGGCGTTACCAGTGTGTATACCATTACCACCCGCCGCGCAAATCCGCTTTCTTTCCATGATGTGTTCAAGCGGCTTTCCGATGGTGCAATTTTCCGGGTGACGAGCAACGGGAGCGATAAGCAAGCGCCCACGGTCGGCACTTTGGACATGTGCCAAGTCACCGCCGAGAAATGGGAGCTGACAAAATGACGGCAACAGAAGCGCTCTACAAGTTTTTTTCCGGCTTTAATCTCCCCGCGTATCCGGATACAGCGGTACCGAGCGACACCGTAATGCCCTACCTAACCTATTCCGTCTCCGTCGGCGGGTGGGGCGATATGGCGAACTCGCTGACGGTAAAACTGTGGTATCACACGGAGAAAGAGGCGGAGCCGAACGCCAAGGCCGAGGAAATTTCCCGCAAAATCGGGCGCGGAGGTATTCAGCTACCTTGTGATACCGGCACAGTTTGGCTTATGCGCGGTGAGCCGTGGTGCATCAATTCCACATTTGAATCCGATCAATCCATCAAATTGCGGCAACTGAATGTTGCCGCAATTTTCAATACCATATAGGAGGAAATCAATGAAATTTACACAGATTCCGCAGGATACCTTTAAGGAGCTTGTGCTGAATGCCGGTGTTCTGCTTTCAGATTTTAATCCCGCCACGGCGGAGTATGACAATGCCGATATCATAGGCGCTACCAGCGGCGGGACGACCTTCGTGGCAACGCCTAGCTTCTCCGATTTCGGCGAGGATATTGATAACTGCCCCAAGAACACAAAGGAGTTGAAACGGCTGGAAAGCTGGGAGGTGAAGCTTAGCGGCACTTTTGCTTCTATGGATGCCACTAACGCGAAATCGATGGTAGCCGCTGCTGATGAAGCCGCCGGAAAAATCACGCCCAGAAACGATATCGCCGATACTGACTTTAAGGATATCTGGATGGTGGCCGACTACTCCGACAAAAACGGCGCGAAAAAGGGCGGCTATCTGGCCATCCATATGATGAACGGCCTTTCTACTGGCGGTTTTCAGCTGAAAACCGGTGACAAGAGCAAAGGCCAGTTCCCATTCGAGGTTACCGGCCATTATTCCATCACGGCGCAGGATACACCGCCTTTCGAGATTTACGTGAAGGCCGGAGAGGCCGAATCCGCTACGATGTAGGAGGCTAAGCATGAGAAAATTATCTCAACTTGGCACGGACGAGTGCCTGGACGTGCTGTGCGAGATCACCCCGCACATTGTGAATCTCGTTTCTGATGAGGAAATCATGAACGCCATTGGCAAGCCGGTGGACAAGAAAAACTCCACAAAAGTCGGCGTTATGCTGATTGGTGCGCAGAGGATTACCACCGTTGTTCCGTTGCTGCTGAAAACGCACCGCGCCGACATTTATGCTATTTTGTCCGTCATGGGCGAAAAGAGCGTTGAGGAAGTGGCCGCGCAGAGTACCATGGCGACGCTTTGGCAGATTAAGGAGCTTTCCAACGATAAGGAACTGCTGAGTTTTTTCAAATCGTGGGGGCGTGGGGAGCAGAGCGAATAATCAGCGCACTGTGCGCCCTCCCCAGAGTACGGGCGAGGGCGTACCTCTCCATTCTTCCCATGGAGTTGAAAAAGCAATGCGAACGCGAAATCCTTCGGCGCTACATTACCGACGGTATCCAGATGATAACGCAAAACACGGCGGGACGTGATGAGCGATTGTATCTATCTATTGGATACGAGGATATCATCAATCCGAAGCCGGTGGAAAACCGGTCTGCGGAGGATATCGTGGCGGATGTGGTGAAAAATGCCGGGCTGAAACTGGTGACGAAAGGCGGTGGGCAGGATGGCGGCTAATGTATTTGAGCTGTTTGCGACGATTTCGCTGGATACGGATGAATATGAGCGCAAACTAAAGGATTCTGGGGACAAAACAAGCACATTCGCCGACGTTCTGAAAGCCAACCTTGCCAGTGGCGCGATTATCGCCGGAGTAAAGAAGCTTGCCGGGGTAGTTGCAGACGTTGGCAAAGCGGCCTACACCAGTTATGCGCGGTATGAGCAGTTGGCCAGTGGCGCACAGCTGATGTTCGGCGACGCTTACGATTTTGTGGCGGAGAAAGCGAGAAACGCCTACAAGTCCGTGCAAATGAGCCAGAACGACTATTTGCAGCAGGTGAATGGATTTGCTACCGGCCTGAAAACCGCCCTTGGTGGCAATGTGCAGGCCGCCGCCGAACTCGCCGACAAAGTTATCACTGCCGAGGCCGACGTTGTGGCGGCAACCGGAAACACCCAAGAAGCCGTACAGAATGCCTTTAACGGCATCATGAAATCCAACTTCACGATGCTGGATAATTTGCAGTTGGGTATTACCCCCACAAAAGAGGGATTCCAGCAGCTGATTGACAAGGTAAACGAGTGGAACGCAGAAAACGGCGAGGCCACTGCCTATACCATTGACAATCTGGCTGACTGCCAAGCCGCCCTTGTGGACTATATCGAAATGCAGGGGCTTTCGAACTATGCTGCGGAAGAAGCGGCAAGGACGATAGAAGGTTCCACAGCCGCGGCAAAAGCTGCTTGGGAGAACCTTGTAACCGGTATGGCCGACAGTAACGCCGATATCGAGGAACTGACGCAGAATTTTGTGGACAGCGTATTCACGGCTGGGAAAAATATTGTTCCCCGTGTAAAGCAAATCGCTACCGGCATCGGAACCGCGACCACCGAAATTATTTCGTATCTGCGAGAGACGAATAGCACGGTAGGGCTGGTTATTACGGTATTTGAGGGCGTGGCAGATGCCGCTATCGTTGCCGGATCTGCAATCGTCGCAAGTATGGCGGGAAAGGCCATCGTAAACATTGCCACTGTATTCACTGCAAACGCAACGGCGCTTGCGTTTTTTACAGCGGAAAGCGGAAAAGCGGCCGTTGCAGAAGCCACACTGAATGGCGTATTTTCCGTCAGTGAAATAGCCGTTGGCGTACTCACCGGCCAGATTTCCCTTGCAACTGCGGCGCAGTATGCATGGAATACGGCGGTAGCGGCTAATCCGCTGGGTGCGCTGGCGGCTGTTGTTTCTGCTGTAGCGATTGCAACAGTAAAAGCAACCAAGGCGCAGAAAGAGCATGTTCATGAGCTTGCTGGGGAACCTGAAACGGTTGAGGAAGCCACAGCAACGCTAGAGGATTTAAGAGAAAAGTACGAGAACGCAAAAATAGCTCAGGACGAATTGTTCAAGACCAATCCTACGCAGTGGCACCCATCCGCTGAGATGCGGCTATATGCCGATGCAATAAAAGAGGCAGAGGAAAATTTGGCAGCTCTTGAGGCACAGGAGCAGGCCGCCGCCGAGGAAGCGGCAAAGCCAGCAAATGTGATAAAGGCTGCTTCTGAGGAATACGCGGCCGCTGCACAGTCCATTTTGGAGGATTACCAGAATACCTATACCAGCATATATGAGGGACTGCACAATATAGGCTCTGCGTTTACCAGCGTAGTTGAAGTTACGAAAATTAAATGGGCTGATGCTATGGCGAATATCAACGGCAACTCTGCAGTGCTTGAGAAGATGGACGAGAACTTCGACTTCATCTCCCAAGCGGCAGCCGCTTCTGGCGTCAGTATTGAGGGTTTTTCCGGGTTCCTTGCTTCTATGAGTACCGAGGATGCCGCAGGGGTGCTTGCCGCATTACGGGCAGAATTGGAAAAAGTCGGCCCCGATTCCGATTCGGCAAAAGGCCCGCTTGCAGAGCTTGCGGATGCAATTAGCCGATATAACGAAGCAGGTTCCGGCTATTCCGATGGTTTGGCATTGGCAGTAGAAAATGTAAAAACCCGTATGCAGGAAGCCGCTGACGATTACGTGGAGAAGGTTGGCAACCTTGACCAAGAGGCCGCGGCCACGGAAGCGGCAACCAACACCATGAGCGGCCTTGTTGCCGGTATCGATAGTAGCACGCCGCGAGTTCTGGCCAAGCTGGATTCCCTTGCATCACAAATGAAATCGCGGCTGACTAATAGCTTCGCCAACTACACGCTCACGATAAGGGCCGATATCAAAGGAAGCAACATTCCCGGCGCTAAGAGTGGGCTTGATTATGTGCCTTATGACGATTACTTGGTACGTCTCCATAAGGGTGAGACTGTGCTTACCGCAAAGGAAGCCCGCGCGTATAGGGCTGGAAAGGCCGCTGGTGCGTCTGGCGGGGCGGACTACGACGGAGTGGGCTTTGCTGGTGGTGGACGCGGCGTGACAATTATCCAGAATATTAATTCTCCTGTGCAATCCGAAGTGGAGCTAGCAGCAGCCACAGAGGCTTATTTCACACAAGCGAGGTGGACGATTTGAAGAACTTCAACAATTTAAGCAAATTGTTCCGCTACGTGAACGAAAACGGGGATAGCGTTACCTTTGATTATGCCGGTGGATATCTTATCAACAAGCCCACGGGCATCGATACGGTAACGGTATCCCTGTCTCAGGCGAAAGGCATCAACCAGACGGGGGCGACAATTCAGAGCAAAAACGTTCAGCCCCGGCCTGTGAATATCAACGGGTATTTGGTGGGAGACGGCCAGGCGGCAAATAAAGAAAAGCTGATATCCGTCATCCGCCCCGACCTTGCCGGAAAGCTGTACGCGGATGACTATTATCTGAATGTATGGCCTACGGCAACGCCCAGCATTGAGGCGAAACAATGGGGCGCACAGTTCCAGTTTTCCCTTTTGGCGGCGTATCCGTATTGGTGCAAGGACGATTCCGCAGCGGTAACGTTGTCTGGCATTCAAAAGCTATTCAAATTCCCATGGAACATTTCAAGGCCGTATCGTTTCGGCCAGCTGTTTGAGGCGAAATTTATCAATGTGGAGAATCGCGGCCAGGTTCCCGTCCCGTTTACTGCTACTCTTTCGGCAAGCGGTGATGTGGAGAACCCCAAAATCACCAACGCCGCGACGGGAAAATTTCTGCTGATAAATAAAACTATCGTCAGCGGGGAGCGGCTGATTGTAGAGATTACACACGATCGGACAACTGTAACGTCATCCGTCGACGGAGATTGCCGGGGCGCGTTGAGCCTGAAAAGCACTTTGTTTCAGTTGGAAGTTGGGGACAATGTGTTGAAGCCGGAAGCGACAAGCGGACTTGCGAATTTGCAGGTGGATATTGATTTCGCAACGGAGATCGTGGGGATTTCGCTATGAGCTTTGAAATCTATAAAGAGGATTTTTCCACCCGGTACGAAATCCGGCACGCAATCAGCGTAATCATGAGCATCTATTACAACGATATCGGAAAACTGATATTGGTTGCGCCAGTAAGCGACTACAACATTAACGTGCTGAAAGTTGGAAATTTGCTGTACGACACGGAGAGAGACGCAACATTTGTAATAGAAAACACAAAAATCGACACGACCACAAACCGCATAACGGCAAATGGCTACACCGCAAACTGGCTTTTGAATAAGCGCATTATTGCATCGGAATACCACATGACAACTATCGAGACGGGCGTGTACAAGCTGATAAGCGATAATCTCCGAGGCATGACGAGAATCCAGGTTGCACAGGCAACCGGGATGACCGATAAAACGGACAATGTTTTCATGGGCGGGAATTTGCTGGATGAAATCATCCCGTTCCTTGAAGAAAAAGGCATAGGCCACACAATGGAGTGGAACCCCGACGACATGACACACACTTTCCGCCTTTACAAGGGGCGCGACCTGACGGCTGGCATTCACGCTATTGTCTTTTCGGAGGAACAGGGAAGCGCAAAAGACCTTGTAATCAACGACGACGATTCCACACTTTGCAATGTGGCCTATGTGCAAGGAAGCTTGAGCGGCACAGACAATACTTTTATTGAGATTGTCGGCGATGCAACCGGGGACAATCGCCGGGAAGTTTGGTTCAAAACCGCCGTCCGGCAGGAAAATGACGAATCTGAGGCAGATTGCAAAGCCCGCGCGCGTGCCTACGGCCAAATGGAGCTCGGGAAGCGAATCCGTCGAAAGTCTTTTTCCGTATCCATCGACCCGGAAGACCTGGGCAAGTATTACGCTCTGGGGGACATTGTATCGTGCGTATCTGCCCGGTTTGGGGTATCGTTCAGCGCCCGGATTACGGGCATTAAGTACACCTTGGACAGCAACAAAGCCCGGACAGAAGTTATCCTGGGCGACCCTATTCTTACAGCATTGGGGGCAATGAAATTAAATGGCTAATATCAAAAGTTTCCCGAATAACCAAGATACATACATAGGCGCAGAAGACGTTATGCGCTGGCATCATGGTCGCACATCCGGCGTTTTTGCCGCTGGCAGCAATGCATCCGTGCAGGCGCTTTCCACGCCGGGAATGGCGGTGAAAGTTTCAGACGGCACCGGCTGGATGGCAAATTCCGGCAGGAACGGCGTTGTGTGGTGGATTGATAATGAATCCGTTGATGGTGTCAAATTGCAGCTTGCCGTTGATGCGGCAGACGGCGTTCTGAATCGGATTGATCGCGTAATTGTGGAGTGGAAAACCACAAACTACGTGGACTATCCGGAAGTGAAAATCTTGAAAGGCGCAAAATCTGGGAAGGCAGTAGCCCCGGCGCTGACAAACAACAGCACAATCCAGCAGATCAGCCTTGCGCGGATTTCCGTTGCAGCCGGTACAACCGCAATTACCGCTTCCATGATTACGGATGAACGGCTTGACGCTTCGGTGTGCGGGCTGGTGACGGAAAAGGTGGGCATTGATACCAGCACGATGCAAAGCCAGTTCTCCACGCTCCTGCAAGAAACGCAGGCACAAGTAAAAGATGTGCTTGATGATACCACGGCACAAGCCACATCGGTTCTGGATTCCATCAACCGGGAGCTGGCAGACCTGGAAGCCGGTACGGCGGTGGAGCTGAAAAAGCTCCTGTTCACGAACACCAGTGTACCGGTATCCGCGTTTGTGGCTGATTCTACATATCAGGATTATCCATTCCGCGCGGCGATCGCGCTGACGGGGGTGCTGGACACCATGATTCCGGAAGTGGTTCTCGGCGTTGCAGACGCAATTGACGGCAATTTTGCCCCTGTTGCGGCTACCTACAACGGCGGTGTGTATCTGTATGCTGCAAGCGCCCCGGAATCGGCAATTACAATTCCCACCATTATTTGCTGGAAAGGCGGTGTAAGCGCATGATTGGCAGAGTAAACACCGGGGGCGGCTCTGGCTGCATATTGACTATAACCGCCGTTGCCAATGAGACCGTAACAATCTCCAAAAACGGTAAGTCTAAGAGCAAAACCACGGACTCCAAGGGCGTTGCGGTATTCAGAGGGCTTGATACTGGTAAGTGGACAATTACCATTATCAGAGGTGGTGTTCCGATTACAAGAGTTGTGACTGTTACTGCGGATTACCACGTTGCAATTCCGCTGTTTGCAGCCACCATCAACATCACCTATCCCGCCGGTTCGACATGCACTTGCTCTGACGGCACAACGACTCTATCCGCCCCTGATACTAGCGGTACATGGGCTTGCATTGTGCCGAACGCCGGGACTTGGACTGCGGCCGCTACGGATGGGGTAGAAAACACCAGTGAATCTGTATCCATAACTACAGACGGTCAAATCGTGTCCATTGAGTTGAGTTATTTGCTCTGGCTGTATAAAAGCGGAAACACCCATAATGCAGTAACCGGAGGCTGGTCAGTATCCAAACATCCCTCAACTGGTGGAAGTTTTGACGGTGTACTTACTCTAAACGACGATAGCATGCTATTATCGACGGAAGTATGGGGCGGCAGCGTAGGATATGCAAATGTGTTTACGAATAACTCGATTGATCTGACTGGAGTAAATACCCTGAAATTCAAAATAACGGGTATTGGTAATACTGCATACTCGGATAAAGAGGGAAATACACGTAAGTTCAGATTCAGCCTTGCGGTAGCGAATGCACGTCCTACTAACCAAAATCCAACATTTGCAGCGGATTTGCACATTTCTGCAACGGGCGAGTATTCCGTTGATGTTTCTTCCATAAGTGCTGGATACGTCGGCATATGGATAACAACCGGAGGATACATCAAGACAACGCTGACAATATCTGAGATATGGGGTGAAGAATGATGATCTACATTGATTCTGAATTCAAGTGTCACGTCTCTGATGATGGTACGATGACAGCGGTCAAAACGGATGCTTTCGATGGCAAATGCGACACCTACATTGAGGGATACCGCTTCATCCCGATTGGACAGACGTGGACACGTGCTGATGGCGTGGTGTTCGCTGGCGAAATGATTGCCCCGTGGAAGCCGTGGCAGGAGCTGGATGCAGCCCAGCGGGAGTATGAGCGGGAGCAGTATCAGGCTCTCGCTGCTCAAAACGCCGAGTACGAAGCCGCATTATCCGAAATCGAAACCGCGCTGGGGGTGAATGCATGACCATCGAAGAACGGAAGCAGAGAATCCTCGCGAAAATCGCGGAAATGAAGAGCGAGGGTGCAGACATGAAAAATGCCCTGACCATTTTGGAGGTGAAGCCGGATGAAGAAGTGGAGTAACGGAGCCAAAAAGCGGCTGGTGGAAATCCGCGCCGCCGAGGACGGGGAGCAGGATATGCGTGCCCTCGCCGCGAGTATCGCCAAGTTGCCCCCCGGTCAGCTGAAAAAAGTCCTCACCGACGACATCATTGCCATTCTGGCGAAGTACGGGGTGGTGATTGCGTGACCGTCAAACAGATTCAGTGCTTGCTCACCTATCTGGGCTATTCTCCCGGCACGATTGACGGCGTTGATGGCAGAAACACCCAAGGGGCAATTCGGGCGTTTCAAGCCGACTATGGACTTACCGTGGACGGGATTCCGGGGGCGGCTACTCAGAAAATGCTGATCGGTGCGATTGCCGGGACGGCGGTAAAGGTAGAGAAGCCGGAGAGCAGCGACGAACCGAAAACCGGGACGTTCTGGGACGATATCCGGTATTTTACCCGGGAGGAGTTCCGGTGCCAGTGCGGCGGGAAATACTGCAACGGCTTCCCCGCTGAACCGGCAGAGGAAACCGTCCGCATGGCGGATGAGATACGCCGCAGGGCGGGGGTTCCCCTGAATGTGAATTCCGGTGTGAGGTGCAAGCGGCACAATGCCGAGGTGGGCGGAGTATCCAACTCCCTGCACACCACGGGACAGGCCGTAGACCTCTCAGGGGCTATCTCCCCGGAGAAGCTTTATTCCATAGCCCAGGAGGTACAGGCCGAGAAAATCCCCGGGCGGGGCGGTCTGGGGCTGTACGGATGGGGGATTCACGAGGACAACGGGAAGTACAGCCGGTGGAACGGCTGAGAAGGGAGTATGCCAATGGATGAAACGGAAATCGCCGGGCGGCTTTCTGCGGTAGAACAGCGGAGCAAATCCAACTCCCACCGCCTGGACGCGCTGGAACGGCACACGGAAGCGGTGAACACGCTGGCAACGTCTGTTGCCGTCATGGCGGAGAAGGTGGAAGTTACCGGGGAGAAGGTTGACGGTCTCTGCACGGACGTGCAGGAGCTGAAATCCGAACCCGGCAAGCGGTGGAAGTCGGTGGTGGAAAGGGTCATATACATCGTCGTAGCCGCTGTTGTAGGGTTTATTCTTGCCCGGCTTGGGCTGGGCTAATTTTTAAGGAGGAAAACAAAAAATGATTATCACAGGAATGGATCACTTTCAGAGCGTGTGCAAGCAAAAGCTCGTGGAGCATTACAATGCCACAACGAGAGAATCCACGCAAATCGATCTCAGCAATGTATTTGTAGTTTGGGCGTGCAAGACGTTGCAGAACTACAAAGCGTTGCTTTCGACCACCGTTTCCGGTGATGGTGTGTATGTGGAATACACATACAACGGAGACAAGCAGGAACTCTACGAGGACTTCTACATCAAATCCACAAATCGGAAAATTGTGGAAGAATAAGGAGGAAAACAAAAATGATTAACTGGATCGTCCGTATCAAGAACAAAAACTTCTGGCTGGCTGCGATTCCCGCGCTGCTTCTGCTGGTGCAGACGGTGGCCGCCCTGTTCGGCTTTACGCTGGACTTGGGCGAGATTGGCGACAAGCTTCTGGCCGTGGTGAACGCCGTGTTTGCCCTGCTGGTGATCCTGGGCGTGGTGAACGACCCCACCACCGCCGGTATCTCTGACAGCAAACTGGCAAGAACCTACAGTTCCCCCAAGGAGGACTGATGTGGTAAGTGGATAAAGTCCCGTGGAATCGGGTAATTCTGGATGAGTTCTGTTCTCTGGCGATTCTTACGCCGTTGGAGGAAAAGATCATCCGCACCCGAGCCGCCGGATGGAGCCGTGTACAGCAGTGCCACGCTTACGGCATGTCCCTTGCCACATTAGATAGGTACATTAGGAAGTTGAAAAACTCCTATAACAGTGTGCAGGAGTATAGCTACATACTCCCGAAAAACATAGACTTCTGATAGCTTTTTGAAGGATATGTGATTGTAAGTCGGTAGGGAAACGAGAGTTTCCCTACCGACTTTTTTGTTATTCTATAGGCAGGAAGGGGGCGCTGCCTATGGCTGAGTTTCAAAGCTTTAATCCAAATCCCCGCGCCGCGAAAGTCGGCGATTGCGCAGTCAGAGCTGTGGCAAAGGCTCTGGGAATTGACTGGTATCAATCATACGTTGAGCTGGCCAGCGAGGGGCTGACTCAATGCGATATGCCTAGCGCAAATAACGTATGGGGCGCGGTGTTACGGCGGCACGGATTCAGGCGGGCGGCAATCCCGGCGGAATGCCCGGATTGCTACACCGTAGGCGATTTTATCCGGGAATACCCTGACGGGATCTACGTTGTCGCGCTGAAAAACCACGTTGTTGCCGTGGAAAACGGCGTTTTGTACGATACTTGGAACTCAATGGACGAAAATCCTATCTATTTTTGGAGGCGTGAATGATGGCAAACCCTTATATGCAGCCCAACTACCAATCCGGCTATTTTCAGCCCAACTATTTCCAGCCGCAAATGCCCATCGGGCAACCGCAGATACCCGCACAACCCCAACAGCCGCCCCTTGATGATCGAATTTGGGTAGCTTCGGAATCTGCGGCGGAGGCGTTTATCGTCACGGCAAACGGATTTGTGCGGCTATGGGATAGCAATAAGCCGGTATTCTACGAAAAGCGGACGGACGCGCAAGGGCGACCAATGCCGATTGTAGCGTATGAATACAAAATCCGGGATGCGGGAGCTACCCCGGAGGCAGTCAGCGCAGGATTTGAGCAGCGGCTTTCCGCTGTAGAGGAACGGCTGAACCAGCTGACGGATGGAAAACGCGATGCCAAGAAAACGGAGGTAAAACGCAATGATGCCTAATCCTATGCAGATGATTTCCCAATTCCCCCAATTTATGCAGCAAATGAGGGGGCAAGACCCGCAGCAACTGCTTAATCAGCTTGTACAGAGCGGGCGTGTAAACCAGCAGCGGCTAAATCAAGCCCAGCAAATGGCACAGCAGATGCAGGGGCAGTTCGAGCAATTCCGTGGCATGTTCGGCTTCGGAGCGCCTAGAAGGTAAACAATAATCTGGCCAGATTTTGTTATATTTTTCATCTTTTGAAAGGAGAACAAAATGAGTATTACAGCAAGTGAAATGACCCCCGCCGATATCAGAGCTGTCACCGATGGCAACAACGGCGGCTATGGCGGAGGCTGGGGCGGTGATTGGTCTGCATGGATCATCATTTTCCTGATCTTCGGCTTCTTTGGCTGGGGCGGCAACGGTTGGGGCGGAGGCTTTGGCGGTCGTGGTTCCGGCGCTGGCGTGGTGGACGGGTATGTTCTCGCGTCTGATTTTTCCAACATCGAGCGGAAAATTGACAGCGTGAACAACGGTGTCTGTGACGGCTTCTACGCCATGAATACCGGTATGCTGAATGGGTTTGCAGGCGTGAACCAGAATATCAGCAACGGTTTCCAGGCGGCAGAGCTTTCCCGGTGCAATCAGCAGGCTGCCTTGATGCAGCAGCTTTTCCAGATGCAGATGGCAAATCAGGAGTGCTGCTGCGAAAACCGCGCCGCTATTCAGGGCGTGAACTACAATCTGGCTACCCAGAGCTGCGAAACCCGGAACACGGTACAGAACACCACCCGGGATATCATCGACGCTATGAACTGTGGTTTCCGCTCCATCGACCAGCGGCTTACCGCACAGGAGCTGGCGGCAAAGGATCAGAAAATCGCCGATCAGAATCAGCAGTTGTTCATGGCGCAGCTGGCGGCGAGCCAGAATGCCCAGAACCTGACGATCAAGGGCTATGTGGAGAACCAGTTCGCGTACTACAATCCCCGCCCGGTTCCCGCTTATCAGGTGCAGAATCCTAACTGCTGCTACGGTAACGGCTACGGCTGCGGCTGCGGAAACGTAGCGTAAGGAGGGGAGAGCATGGCGGTTGAACTTACTGCGAACGCTGTACAGGCCGTGGCGGCCGGACAGAACGTGCTGTTTACCGATACGCCGGTGAAATGCGGCCGGGGGTATGTTGTTCACCGTGAAGGCGCTGGGCTGGTGACACTTCGGGGCATTTGCAATGGATGTTCCCCAATCGCGCGGTATCGCGTGCTTTTCGTGGGAAATATCTCCGTGCCTACCGGTGGCACCGCCGGGGCTATCAGCGTAGCGCTGGCGCTGGGCGGTGAAGCGCTTCCCACCACTACGGCGACGGCAACCCCCGCCGCCGTGGGAGATGCATTCAACGTGGCGACCTCCGCGTTTGTGGATGTTCCCCGCGGGTGCTGCGTAGCGTTATCCGTGCGCAATGTCTCCGCACAGGCAATCGATGTTGCCAACGCCAATCTGATGATTGAGCGCGTGGCCTAGGAGGTGAAATTATGAAGCACTGGGAACAGTTGAGAGATACACTTTGCCGGGAACTGGACGAAATCGCCGAAAAAGGCGAACTGTCCGCCGGTGATCTGGAAACCGTGGACAAGCTGACGCACACCATGAAGAATCTGGATAAGATCATGATGGGCGAAGGATACAGTAACGCCGGGGACTGGTACGCTATGGGCAACTATGGACGGGATGGCTATAGAGCCGATTACCGGGACGGCGTGAGCTATCGAGGCCGTAAACGCGATAGCATGGGGCGCTACAGCCGCGCAGACGCCAAGGAAGATATGGTGGATAAGCTGCGGCGCATGATTGATGAAGCGCCGGACAGCCGCACGCGAGAGGCTCTAGAAAAGGCCGTCCGTTGTATGGAGGAGTAAAAAATGTTGGCAGAGCGGGATTTGCTGGAAACAATCGAAGAATGTAAAGCAGTGAAGCGCCCGACGGCGGCAACATGCCAGCTGATGGCCTCATGTTATACAATTCTAGATCATATGTTTCCTGAACATTCCCACTCTGCTGATATTTCCCCCGTAAGCCTGTATTCCTCCGCTCCTGCACCGCAGAGTGATGAAATATCCGGGAGCGAGTTTGCAATTGCTGCAAATTCAGCGGGAATGAAACGGCTATTAGAAGTGATGGACGAACACATGGAGTGCATTCGGCTGATGTACCCCAAGGAATACGCGGCGATTATGCGGCGGCTCAGAGAATGAGCGCAAAATTCCGTTGCCAATCCGTTGCCAATTTGCACCATAAAAACGTACCGCGTGCGGGAAAATATTAAAAACTGTGGTAATACTTTCTCGCAGAATAAGTTTGAAGAACGTGGGAATATAGCTGATAAAGCAATAAAAAAGCCCTAGAATTGATTTCTAGGGCTTTTTCTGCATGGTGACCCGTACGGGAATCGAACCCAGCACATTATTCCTGAAACATGTTGCGACTCTAATGGATTCTATTTTTCGTTTCCAATTTTGTTGCCAATTTTACCGTTCGCCGATGGGCTGGACGAGAAAAAGTTCCGAAAGCCCTGCGCCATTTTGGCAATATCCTTCTGCGCTACGTGCGTGTAAATTTTGTGCATCGTCTCGTCATCTGCCCACCCGCCAATTTTCATTGCTATCTTTTTCGGCATCTGGAGGTGATAGGCCAGAGACGCGAAGCTGTGCCGCAATCCGTGATTCCCTACTTTCGGCAGGCCGTTGGCGGAACAAATCTCGTTTATCCTTGTGCATATCCACCCGCCGGTCAGGTTGACGACATAGCCTTCCTTGTTATCAACTGCCTTTAGTGCTTCCATCAGCGGCTCAATAATCGGCACCGTGCGCCGGGAAGAATCGTTTTTATTCTGCTTCTTGTGAACCAGCTTGCCGCCGTCTCCGGCCACTCTTGCCCCGTGGACATATATTATTTCGTTCTTGAAATCGACCTTGTCCCACGTCAGCGCCAGCATCTCAGACCTGCGCAAGCTGGATAATTCCAGCAGGGCGGCAATTTCTATCGATTCCCCTTTTATGGCTTGCAGGAACACCGGTATCTGATCCGGGTCAAGGTACGGCTTTTCGTTGTGTTCCTTTTCCGGCAGGGTCACCCGTGGCCTGCGTCCGGTTTCCTCGAATATCGCGGCGGAAATCAGCATCCACACATTTTTAATATATTTCGGGGACAGTGTTCTTGCTTCCCTGCGGATGGCGGCTTGCCACTGTTCGTCCGTGGTGGTGTATACGTCAGCCGCCATCATGCTTTGAAAACGCTGCTTGCGGTAGGATTCATACGCATAAATCGTTGACGGCGACTTGAATCCCTTCCGGGCGGCTATATATTTATCAAGCGTGTCCCCCAGCGTCTTCCCCCGCTTACCGGGCGCGGCCTTTGCTTCGATAACGCCGTTTTTCAAGGCGAGATATTCGGCCACGCATTCATCGTATGTGTCTTTTGTAATTGATACGCGGCGATCCTCTATCAATACACGCGTGTGCCACGCCCCGGAGGGGAGCTGCTTAATTTTTGGGAGCCTGATTTCAGGCTCCTTTTTTCTTTTTGCCATTTCGTTCGCCTCCACTTAAAAGCTTGTGGAAAATCAAAAATGCCGTGAGCATAAAAACAGCGGCGATTCCTGCCGCGCCCAATAAAATAACCGCAGAAATCTTTTCGGAGCGAATCAGCCCCATTTCCGGGTTCCGGGCATCCAGCACCATATAGACCATGAGCACCGCCGTCAGCAGAATGTTTAATGCGCACTGCCCGTAAATCAAGGGCTTATTTTCCCTTTGCACGGATGCAAGCGCACTGTCTTTTTTAGAAAGGGCTTCGCTTTGCTTGCTGATGCGGTCATCTCTGGCCGCGACACCAGCCTCCATAATGCGGCTCCTGTCCAGTAGGCGGTCTATCGCCGCGCCCTTCTCGGCAATTATCTCGTCCTTGTATGCTATCTCCTGCCGGAGCTGGTCTATTTCCGCCTGATCTCCGCTTGGGTGAACACCTGCAACGGAATCCATTGACACGTCCATAGCGGCGCACAGCGCGGCGATATGGAAAAAGCCGGGGTTCGATACGGCACCGGAAAGAATCCGGCTTGTGGTGGCGATGGGAACGCCGGACACGTCAGAAAGCTGCTGGTTCGTCAGATGATTCCTGAATTTCTCGTCTTTCAGCCTTTCCGGGAGGGCATCGAAATTCGGCTGCATTTCCTCGATGAATGTTTGGCCTGTATTTGAATCCATAATTCGCCCTCCTATTAAATTTGATATTGGATTGTGCACATTTGATTGCGGTGGAATCAGATGTGTGGTTTACTTTCTCTGGCTGAAAATGCTATGGTGATATTGCAACCGGCAAGGGACACACGGCGTTACCGGCGGCAAGCCCCGCCACCTTGTGGCACGGGTGGCGGGGCAATCATCACTTGACGGACGTAATTTCCAGAGATTCTTTTTCCGTGGTGATGCCATTGGCAAACTCTGCAAATTGCTCGCCGTGCGAAGATGCAGAACCCGTGCCGGAAAAGGCATATATGATTGTGTAAATATATTCTCCATCATCAAATGTTCCAATTATCCCCGTAAGGCCGCCGGACGACGCGACAAGATCAAGATTGATCGTGGCGCCGAGGATTTTGCAGGTTGTATGGTCGGTTGCTGCGGCGTTGTTCCCAACTAAAGCCTCTACACACGCCGAATGCTGGGTTTTTGGCTTAAATGTCCGCATGATATCGGATTCATCCCCAGAGAATTGCCTCACGTAAATACCAATATAAGTGTTTCCATCTGGCAATGTTATATCTGTAAGCCCTTCGCCCGCTTCTTTGATGGTGCTATCTTTATCAACGGGGAATATTAAATTACCAATTTTTATTGTATCTTCGTTTTGCGCCTCAGTGGCCGACGTTGCGGCTTCGGTATTGGGAGTGGCGTCTTTCTGCGGCACCCGCCCGACTGTAATTTCATCTGTAGTCCACAGGCGCTTCTTCGTTTCGCTATCGGATGCGTGCAGAGAAAAAGAAACTTCCTCTATAGAATCGATATCGTTTTCCTCTAAATCAGATGATAGGAAACTAAGCTCGTCATACGTTACGCACCCGGCGTATGCGTGCGCAACCATGCTACCATAAATCATGAATCCGTTTACAGAAACATTATCGGAAAAAATATTGATATCGGAATCTGTGCTATTTTCTACATAGAATGAAAGAATTTCGTTATCCGTCCAGTCTGTTTCAATTCCACGGTACTTTATAATTATGCCATCTTTATCATATATGGTTTGGCCGGACTTATCAATTTCCTGCACATATCCGTCAGAAATGGAAGTTTCAAGGGAAAACTGGAATCTTGCAATTGTCTTCTTATCATCTTTGTTGTATATATAGGCATCTTGCGCCTTTACAGTTGCGATACTTTTAATTCCGTACTTTTCCAAATTTTCACGGGGAATATCAATGGAACCGTTTGATTTCTTGCCGGGAGCCACATTTTCATGTAATCCACAACACATTGTGATTCCATTTACTGAAAATTGAGTTCCAGTGAAAGAAACGTTCTTATCAGAGTTATTTTCCGCAAGGACTTTTATTTTGATGCTGTAGTCATCGGAATAGTCAATTTCTTTCGCCGTGAGTTTGAAAGTGCCATCGTCATACACCACGGTTTCCGCAATGGTTCCTTCTTCGGCGGCGACCGTTTCCGTGGGCGCTTCTGTCTCCGATTCGGTGGGCGCTTCCGTGGCTACCGTTGTAGGCGTAGCCTCCGTGGTCTCTGGCTGCGTCTCAGCCGTGGACGCGCCACAGCCGGACAGCACCAGGCAAAGGCAAAGCAGAAAAGCAATTACTTTTTTCATAGTGGATACCTCTTTCCATAAAATTCTACAATAAAATAATACCACGTTCGGAAAATAATTTCAACGAAGAGAAAAATTTTTTGTGCATTTTCTAATTAGTCCGGTTTATTGGACATTTAGTGTGCTACTGTATGTTATGCAAACAATTGTTCTAAATATAAAAGGAGGAACGGCCAGTGACGAAAAATGCATTGCGAAACAGAGTAAACCGTGATATAATGGAAGAAAGGAGAACATTGCCGAACATTCGTGAACAGTTAGCGGAGAATATTCTTTCCCTAACTGATGAACAGGCTGCATATGTGCTAAGGAGGGTAAAATGTTTGTTACAAAGCGAGCGCTCAGAAAAGAGAATCGAAAACTAAAAGAACTGCTTCAAAAATGCCAGAATCTGCAAAGCGAAGTCAAAGACTCCTGTCTTAATGCCAACTGCATTCTGTGCGAACACTGTGTAATGCCGCAAAGCGACTTGCCATTTGTTTTGGTTGGATGCAGGTTGGAGCGTGCCTGTGGCCACTTTTCACCAAATCAAATCTGTAAGAAACTTCACAAACAATGCGGAACAGACGCCGAGGAAAAAACCGATTGCCTCGTGGAAAATGGCTGACCGCCATTCCTTGTGCCGAAGTTCCTTATAATTTCGCCCCTTCTCCGTCAAGCGGAAATCGCTGTGGGCGTCGTTCACCCATTCGATACACTTACATTCGGCAAGGTATGCCAGAATGCCGGTATAATCTGAATAGCTGTGAATTTTCTTTTCATCAATAACGCCCATCCAAGCTATTACGTTGTATGTGTTGGAGTTCCCGAGCGGGGGATTGGCAATCAGGATATCCAGCACATATTTGGAATCTTTCGTTAATCTCACAATAAATTTATAGCCTCCTTGATAATGTTGGAAAGCTTACCGCACTGATCGTCGGACAGGCTATCAATTAAATCCAGAAGTTCCCGTTTTTCGGGGCTGACCTCGCCATTCGTGGCGGGGTCTTTTTTTGTTTCCTCGCCCTTGAGATACTCAACGGTGACGCCGAAATAAGCCGAAAGCTTGGCTAGTGTAGTATCATTCGGCAGCTTCCCTTTTTTCCAACCGTTGGCAGCGGCATTTGATAGTCCAATAGCAGATGCTACCCCAGAGGCGGACATTCCTTTGTTTGCGCACAGCTCACAGTAGCGCATATAAAAATTTGTTTGTTCTTCGCCTTTTAAAAAATCTACGGTTACACCGAAATGATCGGCAATTTTTTGTAATGTTGCGTCTCTCGGTTCTGCCCCGTTCTTCCATCTTGTTACAGATGGTTTGCCAAGTTTTAGTTCCACGGCAACAGCGGATGGGGATTTCCCAACGGAATTACACAATTTAACATAATTTTCGTAAAAAGCCATAATTAACACTCCTGCATTTTGTGCAATGTGACAAAGTTGCGTTCGTTATCACTTTTACAGTTGACAGTTACGTTTGTTAACGCTATAATAGCGCTGTGAGTTACGAAAGTAAACAAAACCTCAGGCCCAAGACGAAAAGTCCTGCGTCAAAGCTATTCTGTTCCTCGCAAGTACATAGTAGCACACTTTGTTAACTTTTGCAACCACAAAATGACTGCGGTGGGAAAGAAAAAACGCCTGCGGACAATCGCAGACGCTTTTCCTCCAGATTTTTTACCGAAACACGGCGGCAACCCGGCACGCGCCGAAATTACTTTATCGGCGGCTCCCGGGCAGTTGCGTCAGACCGGGAGAAATGCCGAATCCGTAAATTGTCTTACGGTTCTTAGCCGTGCCAATCACTTACAGCATATCTGGTTGCTGTGCTCCATGCGCATCATGCAGTTGCCTTAGTTCGGAACGCCAGAGCAAAAAGATTGCTTCGCCAATGGCTCCGCATCAAATCACCCCTTTCTGTTGTTACACAGGGAACGCATGAAATTGTAGCACGGTTTTCCACCGCAGTCAACATTTTTAACTAAAAGGAGGAATACAATGCCCGAAAAATGGACGGGGCGGCTCATCGGGCGGATGCACAACGAGCGGATCACCTATGAGCAGCTGGCAAACGAAATGGGCGTGAACAAAGCGTACATTTCCATGATTCTGAATGGGAAGCGGAAGCCGCCCAACATCCAGAAGCGGATGGAGGCCGCTTTGGAAGCAATCATCAAGCGGGAGCGAGAGAAGCAATCTCAGAAGAAGGGAGAAATAACATGAGTACCTCCATGATTCTTTCAATAAAAGGAGGTGAATCCGGTGCAGATCACAATTGAAGGAACGGTAAAAGAGGTTGCCGCCCTTGTACTGGAACTACAAGAGCGGCGCAGGAACGAATCAGAAGTCCCCAATGCTTATGCCTGCAATCTGGTCGTAAAAGATGACGATATTTCCAATATTGACATCTGCTCCATTCCCAAGACGGATGCGAGCGTCCGTTAAGTGCAAATACCCGTCATTGCCATCAACATTATCTACGCCGTATTGGTCAGCGACTTCCTTGAGAAATTCAGCAAAGAATAGTTTTTCCAGGGCTGCATCACCTTCATCCAAGATTTTGCCTGAGATAATCCCAGCAGATGTAACAATGATGATTCTATTCTTTTTCAGCCCATCGGATTTTGTTGCCAGCGCAATAGTCCGAATAATTTGCTTTTTCAGTGTATCACCCACAATATCACCCCCTTTCGAGGTGATTCTACCACGGCAAAAATCATTTATCAATAGCCGAAACGGTCTGAAAAGACTGTGCGAGCTGTACGGCGTTTCGGCAGAGTGCATTAAAAAGTGAGAGAGCGGGATGCTGGCACATCCCGCTCAGTTGGAAGAGCAACTTACTTTCTTAAAGTCAACAATTTTTTCAAGTTTAGGAGGAAAATTATGAAAAATGTGAAGATTCGCGAGGCAGCAAAGCAGGCAGGTGTGTACCTTTGGGAAATCGCGGAACGCTATGGGTGCAATGACGGGAACTTCTCCCGCAAATTGCGGCGGGAACTGCCAGCAGCTGAGCAGGAGAAAATCATTTCCATCATCGAGGAAGTGGCACGAGAGAAAAAGGATGCTGTCTAATGTCCGATTTTGGAGGTGACATAAAATGCCAAGAATCCGGCAGTATGCCGAGCGCTACGCGGCAGAGGATTTCTGGAAGGAAATCGACCGCTGCTGTCCCCTGGCGGGGATTCAGAGCGATAATGCGTCGGCGCTCGGGAAAAGAATTGGAGAGGGGTACCAAAATCTGCTGAACTACCAAAAGGGGAAAACCGAAATGCGGGTAAGCGTCCTGCGAAAGCTGGTGACCACCCTCCACCCCAACCCGGCGGTGATTCTGAAAACCCTGGGGTATTCGGAGAAGGAGATACGGGCGTTTGCAAGGGAATGGCAGTGATTTGAAATCTACGGCAGAATGCCGAAATTGAAAGGAGTTATTTATGGCGAAGTACAAAGTTGGGGATAAGGTGCGGATTGTGAGCAAGAGGCCGCAGCGGTGCTGGAACCCTTATATGGACAAGCATCTGGGAAAGACCATGACGATCATAAAATCCGGAATCAACGCTGAAGGAGTTTACTATTGCATGGAGGAGGATCGCGACGATTTTCTTGGGCATTGGTGCTGGCACGAAGACATGATCGCTGGTCTTGCGGAGCCTGCGCGGGAACCCTACACCGTGGAACTCCGCTTTGACGGGATGATTACCACGGCCACGCTGAAACGGGGTGGGCGGGACGTGAAGACCGCAGAAGCCCGGTGCAATCCGAAGGATACCTACAGCAGAGCGGAGGGTGCAAGGGTCGCCGTTGAGCGGCTGTTTGAGAAGAAGCGCAAGGAGGACAAGCCAAAGGAGAGCAAGCCAAAGGTGAGCAAGCTGAAGGTGGGAGATAAGTTCGTGATTACCGGAAACCGCCCTGTCGGAAAATGCCACCACTATTTCAAAATCGGCGAAATCGTAACGCTGGTTAATCCGGAAATATCCAGCAAGGGGGAGGGCCGGTTCAAAAATAGAGAGGGGCTGGGGCAGTATGTTCGTATGGAGTGTGTCCGCCCCTACAAGGAGAACGCCAAATGACACCCAACGAAACGACCCAACTTCGCACCATGGCGGAGATATTCCGCCGCTTGCGGGAGGAAAACGTCAAGTTGCGGGAATCCTTGGGCATGGAAACGAAGGAACGCAAGGCGTTTGACGATGAGAACGTGGAGCTTTTCGATGTAGTCCACAAAAACCACGACAGGAGGTGAACGATATGGCAAGCAGAAGCAAGCCCATGGATGCCCGGTGGGAGCCGGTGCCGGAGAACCGGAAGCCATTTAATATCAAGGAATGCGTTTTCCGTGTTCTCCCATATGCGGGGCTGAATCTGGTGCTTTTCTGGTGGCAACAGACCGATTTGCTGGCGGACAAGGCGGCAGTTCCCGCAATGTGGGTGTGCGCTATCCTGATGGGTGCCGGTATCGGACGGTGCATCAGAGGGCGATAAAAAGCCGCCCCCGATGTTACAGCACCGGGGACGGCAAGACACAGAGATAACGAACATAGTCGCATTTACAGTATATCAAATGGAGAAAGGAAAGTCAATGGACGTTTTTGATAGCATGGAGCCGTGGCGGAAGGCTGAACAGTTGGCGGCGGATGCCGACTTTCGGGAATCGGTACTCCCGAAGTGTGCCAGGTGCGGATGCCCCATCACAGACAGCAAGCTGGTGTACATCCCGGCGCATGATGAGTTCTACTGCCTGGATTGCATCGATTCCATGACGGAGTTCAACGAGGGAGCGGAGGTGGAGGAATAATGGAGGACGGAATCATCATAAGCGAATCGGAAAGATTCGAGGATATCTACATTAGGCCGTACAATCGAGTCAATGTTCCGGCTGTCAGTTTCCCGGATGGTAAGAGGCGCATTGCCTACATTAACGCCCTTGCTACAAAGTTTTGGAACGGCGAAAACACTGTTGGGATAAAAGTAAGCGAGAACTACGTCGTTTTTATTCCGCAAAAAATTGGTAGAACATTAAAAATAAACAAAGTTGGTGGGGGCTTTTATATCAGCACAGGTAGCTTAGGCGGAATTGTTCCCCCCGGGGCAAAATACCGGGCATATCCGTACAAGGGCGGTATCGCTATAAAACGGTTTGAGCCGTTGCAGGAGGATGAAGAATGATGGAGGCGGTGAACTATGGCGGATAAAAAAAGCTGCCTGTGGTACGAGAAGGCCACGGCAAGCATTTACTTCCCCGAGGGTCATGTGTGCTGTGATTTGTGCCCGTGTATGGAAACATACGCCCGGAAGCAGTGCCGGTTGACCGGGGAGTATCTGCTGGATACAAGAGCGACAGTTGGGTATGAATGCCCGCTGGAATTTAAGGAGGAAGACGATGGCAAGAATGTTTCGGTTTCTGACCGCTGACGAGATTGAGGTCAAGGTCAAGCAGGTCAAGGAAAATGGTCTGGTGTGTCTGCTGTACAAGACGGCAAGGACGGATATGGACTTGCTGGACGAGACGGTAGGCGCGGGCAACTGGACGAACGACTACAAGGAGATCAAGGGCAATCTCTACGCCGGTATCGGGATTATCCAGGAGAACGGCGGTATTCAATGGAAATGGGACTGCGGTATCGAAAGCCGCGAGGACGAGGAAGGCAACCAGAAAAAAGGCGAGGCAAGCGACGCCTTCAAGCGTGCCGGGTTCCGCTGGGGTATCGGAAGAGAACTGTATACGTCCCCGTTTGTATGGATTCCCAACAACAAGGCGGAGATCAAGGCATCGTCCTTCAACGGAAAGACCAGGTTCAACTGCTACGATAAGTTCAGCGTTGAGAAAATCGCCTATGACGAAAAGACCGGGCGGATCACCGGCCTTGCAATCCGCAATGACACAAAGAACCTTCGGGCGTTTGTGTGGCAGCAAGCATGACGGAGCTTACATTCACCGAGGCAAAGCTTTAGGGCGGCTGGCTGATGGTAAAGCCTTCCCGTTCCGAGCTGGGCAAGGCGATGGCCTTTATCCGGAAGATGAAGGACGCGCCCTACGACTTATCCCTAAAGGAGCATCGGGAAAAGCGGAGCCTGGACGCAAACGCCTATGCCTGGGTGCTGATTCACAAGCTTGCCGCCGCTATGGGGATTCCCCCGGTAGAGGTATACCGGAACGCCATTCGGGGCGTGGGAGACAATTACACGCCCATGTGCGTCCGGGAGCAGGATGTGGAGCGGTTCACACGGAGCTGGCAGAAAAACGGCCTTGGATGGCTGGTGGACAGCCTGGGCGCGTCTCAGGTGCCTGGGTGCCGGAACCTGGCGGCATACCACGGTTCCAGCACCTACGACACCAAACAGATGGCGCGGCTGATCGACAATCTGATACAGGACTGCAAGGCGCTGGACATTGAAACCCTGCCCCCGGACAAGCTGGAACTGCTCAAGGAGGAATGGCGTTGAGGAAGGACACCAAAGCGAGGGACTTCACCCGGGACGAGAAAATGGCGATTGCCCAGCGGGACAGCATTGACGGCTGGACGTGCTGCGTATTCTGCGGCGCTCCCGCCCCTGCCCCTCTGGCATGGAGCAACGCCCACTACATATCCCGGGCGCAGGGAGGGCTTGGCATTGCCCAGAACGGGCTTACCCTCTGCCCCAGATGTCACAGTCGGTACGATCAAACCACGGCGAGAATGGAAATGAGGGCGTATTTCCGGGAGTACCTGATGGGCATTTATCCCGGCTGGAACGAAAACGATCTGATTTACAGGAAGGAGAACACATGAATAATTGTCAATTTGTCGGGCGGCTCACCGCCGACCCGGAGCTGAGAAGAACCCAGGAGGGAACGGCGGTTTGCTCCTACAGCCTTGCCGTCAAGCGGCCGATGGCGAAAGACGTCACCGATTTTCTGGACTTCGTCACGTGGCGGCAGGGGGCTGAGTACCTGACGCAGTACGGCCATAAGGGCGACATCGTAGCCGTTTCCGGAGCGCTGCAAGCCAGGGACTGGACGGACAAGAACGGGAACAAGCGCCGGACGTTTGAGATAGTGACCACAAACGTTGAGCTGCTTTCCAGCAAGCGCAACTCGCAGGAGGCAGCTAATACCGGAACGGCACAAAACGCCGGATACGGGCAGCCCAGCGCCCCACAGCAGACGAACCGGGGCAACGGATACAGTCAGCAGAGGCCCTGGGGATATCAGGAGATCACCGAAGACGACCCCGCCTTGCCGTTCTAGGCCGGAAAAATCAATCTTTACTTAAAAAGATTGACAGTACAGTTTGCATTTTCCCCTTGGCGGTGGGAGGTGAAACCGCCAACTCCAAAGGAAGGAGCGAAAACGTGACGATTGAATTTACGATTCCCGGCGTTCCGCAAGGGAAGGAGCGCCCCCGCTTCACCCAGAACGGTGAGACATACACCCCGAAGAAAACGAAGGACTATGAAAAGCTGGTGGCATGGGCATACCAGTGCGAAGCCCACGGGGCAAAGTTCACAGGCACTATCCGGGTTGACATTGCGGCAATCTACCCCGTTCCCCATTCGTGGAGCAAGCGCAAGCAGGCCGAAGCGATTGACAATCGGATTCTGCCCATGGTGAAACCCGACTGGGACAACATAGGCAAGATTGTGTGTGATGCCCTGAACGGTATCGCCTACAAGGATGATGCAGCTATCACAGACGCCACAGTCTGCAAGCGGTACGGCACCCGCCCATGCGTGGCGGTTCGTCTTACCGGAGAGGAGGCACCCCGTGACACAATGTGAGCGTATCCTGCGGCATTTGCAGGATTATGGAAGTATCACTCAGGCCGAGGCTGTTACCGAGTACGGCTGTTACCGGCTGGGTGCAAGGATCTGGGATTTGAAAGCCCAGGGCGTGCCCATCAAGAGCGAAACCGTCACCGGGAAGAACCGGTACGGGGAGCGGACGTGCTTTGCGCGGTACTCCATCATTAAAGAGGATTAGATAATGGCGATTGAATATTTCTGCGCTTATCACAGTTATCTGGACAGTATGGAGGAACTGAATGACACGGAGAGGGGGAGGCTTTTCACGGCTTGCCTAATATACAGCAAGACGGGCGAAGCACCGCAACTCCGTGGTAATGAAAGATTCGTATTTCCAACTTTGAAAGCACAGATAGACCGAGATAAGGCAACATACGACAGCCGGTGTAAGAAAAACTCCGATAACATCCGAAAACGATGGAATACGGACGTATACGACGGCGAACAACCGTGTACGAATGATACCAAGACAAAGGAAAAGACAAAGACAAAGGAAAAGGCAAAGGATAATATACCTCCTTCGGAGGTTTGCGGCGAGCTGCCGAGCAGCCCCCCGCCTGCGGCGGTGCTTCCGCTGGTTGACGGCACGGATTTTGAGATTTCCGTGGAGACGGTTGCCGAGTTGTCCGGTCTGTATCCCGCCGTGGATGTAGCCCAGCAGTTGCGGGGTATGCGTGGCTGGCTTCTGGCAAACCCCAAAAACAGGAAAACAAAAGCCGGGATCATGCGCTTTGTCAACTCATGGCTCTCCCGGGAACAGAATTCGGCTAGACCTGCGGCAAACCAGAAGTCGGGCGGCTACACCAGCGGCGTTGACCGTCTGGCGGAGATGTACAGGGAGGAATTTGGGAATGGATAAACAGGAAGCATACCAGATTCTCACGCTTTTACAGGCAAATTATCCCGATTCTTTCCGGGGAATGTCCAAAGAGGCGGCAAACGTGAAAGTCAATCTTTGGGCAGATATGTTCTCCGAGGAGCCATTTGAGGCCGTTGCCGCCGCTGCAAAAGCGTACATAGCGACGGATACCGGCGGCTTTATGCCCACCATCGGGAAGCTGAAAGATATGCTCCATCGGATGCAGTCGCCTCAGCAGATGACCCAGATGGAGGCATGGGGGCTGGTTGCCGGTGCGCTGAGAAACAGCGTGTACGGCGCGGATGACGAGTTCCGGAAGCTGCCACCGGCGGTACAGCGGACGGTGGGAAGCCCCGCCCAGCTCAAGGAATGGGCGCTGATGGACGCAGAAACGGTGCAGTCCGTGGTTGCATCGAATTTTCAGAGATCGTTCCAAGTGTGCCAGAAGCGGGAGGACGATTACAAAAAGCTCCCCGGAGCGGTAAAGAGCTTTATCGCCGAGCTAGCCGGGAAGATGGACTTTGAAATGCTACCGGAAGGCGGTGGAGTATGAAAAACGAAGTAGACAAGGAAAAGGAACGCCCTGGCCAGTACATCGATTCGGCGAGCCCCTTTTGCAGGAACTGCACGCGGGACGATTGCCCCACCAACGGGGACGGCTGCAAGGCATGGGAAACGTATTTCATCGATAACTGGAACAAAAACATCATGAAATCAATTGGAAAACACAAAAAACAACGCCAATTTTTCCGGTACGAACACCCGGATTTGGTGAGAGAGGGGATTGTTTTTGAGCATGAGCAAGGCTAAAATGTACGGCTGTTTCAAGCCGGTGAAGCGAAATTGCACCCCGCCCAAGTGGGGGAAAGTCCCTCTGGGAAATAAAGAAAAACAGAAAGGAAATGGAAAATGAAAAATGAGCTATGTACCAGCTGCAAGTACCGAATTTCCCCGGATGGATGGGCGGCTTGTGACGGCTGCATTCACGATGAAGGCTTGAAAGATCGGTATGAGCCGATGACCAACGCCGACCGCATCCGGAACATGACGGATGAGGAGCTGGCAAAATTACTCAGCACCGGGACGTTTATTTGCGAGGGGCGTAAAGATATCTGCGAGAATATGCCGGGATGCGAGGAATGCAGGTTGGCATGGCTCAAAGCCCCGGCAGAAAGCGAGGGGGGGAAATGAAAGTTCTGATAGCCTGCGAGGAATCGCAAACCGTGTGCAAGGCGTTCCGGGCGCGGGGGCATGAGGCATATTCCTGTGATATTCAGGAGCCGTCCGGGGGTGTCCTACCATGCGAATAGCCCGCGTGTTCCCCACGAAAACCTCCATGTCCCCCACTGACCCGTTGGCATTCTTCGGGGCACCTACACTGGATGCCATAGCAGCAGAACCAGATGAAGTGCATATAAGCGTGACATTTTCTTGGGACTTGGAGAAAGCGGATGAGCTTTTCTATCAGTGGGAAATGCTGGGTGTGCCTGTTGAAGTCGGCGGCCCCGCCTTTGGAGACCGCATGAGCGAAACATTTACACCGGGGATGTACCTGAAAGAGGGAATGACCATCACAAGCCGAGGCTGTCCGAAGGATTGCTGGTTTTGCGACGTGGGGAAATGCGCCAGAGGCCGGGTGATCGAGCTCCCGGTTCAAGATGGGTGGGACGTGCTGGATGACAACATCCTTGCCACCAGCGACACCCATTTTGCAGAGGTTATATCCATGCTCAAACGGCAAAAACGCCGCCCTGTGTTTTCTGGCGGGTTGGAACCGGAGTATATGACCCCGTGGAAAGCGGAGCAGTTAATGTCCATCAAGCCGCAAACGCTTTATACCGCCTATGACACCATGGACGACTACGAGCATTTAAGGGCTATGTCGGAAATGCTGCATAACGTGGGGCTTAGCCGGAAAAGCCACCAGGTAAAGTGCTATATGCTATGCGGCTACCCGGAGGACAGCATGGATGCAGCGGATAAACGAACCAAACAAATCATGGGTCTGGGATTTCTGCCCTTTGCCATGCTGTACCGGGACGAAACAGGGAGGCGTGACCCGGAGTGGAGGAAATTCCAGAGGGAATGGGCAAATGCCGTGATCGTTGGGAGAAAATACGCTGATTTCTGGGCCGGGAAAGTTTAACCTGGTCGAAATCGACCACTTTAACCGCCTCGAAATTGAGACATTTAAAAGCCCGGGGCAACCCGGGCGGGAAGGAGATAACAATGGACGAAATCAAATTGAAGCCCTGCCCGATGCTGCGGAAATATTTAAATACGGGGCTGACGCCGGAACAGTGTGAAACCGCAAAGGTAATCATCGAATCTGCCTTTAGCGATGACACGTCAAAGGCAGAACGGATTCGGGAGCTGTTGAAAGCCGACAGGGACGGGCGGCTGGTGGTGCTACCGTGCAAGGTGGGCGATACGTTATTCAGAGTGTTCGCCGGAGAAATCTTAGAGCACAAAGTCGGAAACATGAGATACCTCGCAATACAGGGACGGTGGGACATTGATACAACCCCGTTCTGCTCATACGTGGAAAGTTCCATGGGAAAAACGATTTTCTTAACCCGCGAAGAGGCGGAGAAAGCATTGGAGGCGATGAAAGATGTTTGACCTAAAACCCTGCCCGTTTTGCGGGGGCGAGGCAGAGATAAACGTTGACCGTGAAGCGGTCGAAGATACAGAAAAACGGCATTGGGCGTATACCGTGGTATGCAGAAGGTGCTGCTCAACATCTGGGCTTACATATCTGCCCGAAAAAGCGCGTGAAGCATGGAATAGGAGGGCTGAGCATGAGTAAGGCGGTACTTATCAGCATCCGCCCGGAGTGGGTGGAGAAAATCCTGAGCGGGGAAAAGACGCTGGAAGTCAGAAAGACCCGTCCAAATATGGAAACGCCTTTTAAGGTTTACATTTATTGCACTGCCGGAAACCTGAGCTACAAAGTTAACGGCGGGATGGTATGCAATGTGAGCGGTGGGAAAATAGTTGTCGGTGAGTTCACATGTGACAACATAGCAACGTACAACTACGATTACTGTCCGCACCCGGAAATCGGAATGGATTACGACTGCGGTGATAGTTGGTGGGAGATTGCCGACGAGGATTTGAAATCTGCATGTCTGGCAGAGAAAGAATTTCGGTATTATGCGTTCGGAAGGGAGGCAATGTACGGCTGGCATATCTCCGACCTGAAAATATACGCTCAGCCGAAACCGCTGAGCGCATTCAAGGGGTTGCGGAAAACGAAATTTGGATATGCGCCTGTTGAAATTAAACGCCCGCCCCAGAGTTGGTGCTATGTGGAGGAATTGAAATGAGTGATTACATCAGCCCCAGAAAGTATGAATATGAAATGGAGGGAAAATAGCAATGTATGGCGAAAATTGTGAATGCAAGAAAGCGGGCGTTGAGCGGCCGCCCGAAACGGTGTTCAATCTGCTTGGAGAATCGTATGACTTGACAACAAAAGCGTTGGCTATGGCTATGAAGATAAACGCTACCCTATTCGGCAAACAAGCGAAGGAACAAAAGCAAGAAAATCCACGTTGTACGCGGGATGCAATAGTCCGTCATGTGGATGATCAGAAAGCGCTCTGCGAAGAACTAGACGACATTCTTAGCGGATTGGGGATGTGAGTTATGAGTGATTACATCAGCCGGGAGGCAATTAAAGACGCCATGCTGCGATATGGTTTTAAGGCTCCGGATATGACCGTTACCGAGTTTGTAGAAGACGAGTTGCCCGCCGCCGATGTGGAGCCGGTGCGGCATGGAGCATGGTACCCGCGCTTTGAGGCTGGCGACAGCAACAAGAGGGTAATAAGTGCTCTGTGTGTGGCTTTGAGTATTACGGAACGGGGATTCGCTCCTTTCATTACTGCCCGAACTGCGGCGCAAAAATGGATTTGATTTGAAAGGAGGCCGAACACAATGACGATTGACCGAGCGATTGAAATTCTTGACCCGGAACACCGGGAGAACTACGACGGCATGGACGAGGTGAACGAAGCCTGCCGGATGGGCATGGAGGCGTTGGAGCGGACAAGGTGGATTCCGGTGAGTGAGAGACTTCCCAAAAAAGGAAAGTATGTGCTGCTTTGGAGCGAGGATAGCCCCGGCGTATTTACAGGTGTATATTTCTGTGAGAGATTTATTGTTAATGGATTTTGGGGGAAAGTCGAAGATTTGAGCATAACTCACTGGATGCCGCTTCCAGAATTGCCGAAGGGAGGGGGCGCAGAGAATGGCTGATTTTATCGAAGTGCATCGGCAAGGCAAGCCCCGGCTGGTTAATCTGGACTGGGTGGAGGATATATGGCCGACGGAGAACGGGGCGCAGATTTATTTTGCGGTTACCAGCCCTGATGATGCATCACAGGATTTTATAACAACAGATGAAAGCTACGACAAGATCAAACGCATTTACGGAGAAAGGATAGCGGGGAATGACACGTAAGCGCTTTATCAAGCTGCTGATGGGGAAGCTTCTGCTTTCCCGGAACGAGGCAAACTACATTGCCGATATTGTAAGAATTTGTGATCGGGTTGTAAGAATTCGCGATCGGAGGGAATCATGAGCAAGAAACCGGACTATCTCACCCTGTGCTCCATAGCCGCCCAAAAGGCCGGGACGAGCTACGGGAAGTACATGGCAATGCACGGATACCACCCGCCAATTCAGGACGATGTGGAGGACGTGGAAGCGCCACAGGGAATTTCCAAAATCTGCCCCCAATGCGGGAAGGAATTCACGCAGGGGAAAATCAAGCAGAAAATCTATTGCAGCTTGGAGTGCCAGAAAGCCCACGCCC